TTCTACGAAGAAAAAGACAGTCCAGCCAAAAAATAGTCTTGACTTTATCATAAAAATTAAGTACAATAAGCATTATTAATTTTTAAAAAAGGTAAAGTATTTTATGATAGAAGGATTTAAAATTCCAAAAGTAACATTCAGAGTGAGAACAGGTGACGCTGTTGAAACTGACAACGGTTGTGCTATAGGTGGAGAATGGCATAACGCAACAACTGATTCATATTTCAAAGGTAAAAGAGTAGTAATTTTTAGTTTACCAGGAGCATTTACTCCAACTTGTTCAAGTCAACAACTTCCAGGTTTCGAAAAAGAGTACAATAGTATTAAAGGCATGGGAATAGACGAAATTTATTGTGTGTCAGTAAATGATTCATTTGTAATGAACGCATGGGCAGACAGAATGAATATTGAAAACGTAAAAATGATTCCAGATGGTTCTGGAAACTTTACAAGATTTATGGGTATGCTTATAGGTAAAAACCATTTAGGCTTCGGAAATAGAAGTTGGAGATACATGGCAGTTGTAAATGACGGTGTAGTAGAAAAATGGTGGCAAGAGCCTGGCATAAACAATGAAGGCACAGATGACGACCCATATGTAGAATCAACACCAGAAAACATGATTGATTATCTGAAAGTAGCACACGAAACAGGAAGTTACGGAGACTACTCAGGTATAGACCATAGTAAAATATAAAGGAGAATAAAATGGCAGGCAGAACATACGGTCCAGAAGAACAAGCAAAGTTAAAAAGGATTATAGATGAAGGTGCAAACGTACTTTCTGAAGTAGAAGATTTAAACTCTGGATTAAAAGACACTGTGAAAGCAGTAGCAGAAGAATTAGAAATCAAACCAGCACTTATTAATAAAGCAATTAAAATTGCTCATAAAGGTGAATGGCACAAATATTCAGATGATTTTGATTCATTAGAAAATTTAATTATTGCAGTTGGCCGAGACAAATAAAATAATCGGTTACTTCAAAGAATCTTACCAGCAAGATAAATTATGCTTTTGGTTAGAAATGATCAGCACAGTCGTAAATATTATTGCTAGTATGACTTTGGCACTAAACGCCACAGACCCAGATATGAGAATAGTATATCCATTTTTCATAATAGGTTCAGTATTAGCCATATTCACTTTTTACAGAAGAAAATTAATCTGGCCCACAATGTTGGTTAGTTATTTCTTTTGTATGAATATTCTTGGGTTTGGTATAGCAATGAGGATCTGGTAATGAAGTATATGGTTGACATCGATAATACAATTTGTTATAATAAAGATAGCAATTACGAACAAAGTCAGCCCGACATGGAACGGATTGCAAAGTTGAACAAACTGTTTGATGAAGGACACGAACTCCATTATTGGACAGCAAGAGGTGGTAATTCTGGAATAGATTGGACAGAACTTACCAACAAACAACTTAATGATTGGGGAGTAAAGTACACTTCAATCAATATGAAAAAACCTGTGTATGATGTTTGGGTTGATGATAGAGCAGTAAACATAAAGGACTTTTTTAATGAGAATTGATTATAACATACATTTAGATTATTCAGACGTATTGCTACAACCTAAAAGATCAACATTAAGTTCTAGACGAGACGTAGACATATTAAGAAAATTTAAATTTAGAAACAGTGGTAAAGAACTGACTTATGTTCCTATTGTGGCATCTAATATGGATGGTGTTGGAACTTTTTCAATGGCAAGAGTGCTACAAGAATACAAAATGCTTACAGTAATTAGAAAGCATTATACACTAGATGATTGGAAACAGGCGGCAGGCACAGGATTAAAATTTAAATATGTTTCTGCCTGTGTAGGCACAGGAGCAATATTCAACAAAGACGCTACAGATTATCAAACATTAAAACAAGTGATGTCAGCATTTCCTGATATACCTTGTATAACAATAGATGTTGCGAATGCTTATCATGAATCATTTGTAGACTTTGTTACTAAAATTAGAGATGAATATCCAGACAAAGTGATAATTGCTGGTAATGTTGTAACTCCAAACATGACAGAAGAATTAATTATTAAAGGTGCTGATATTGTAAAAGTTGGAATTGGTCCAGGTAGTGTGTGTACCACAAGAACGCAAACAGGTGTAGGTGTGCCTCAGTTCACAGCAATAATGGAATGTTCAGATGCCGCTAATGGTGTTGGTGGACATATAATTGCTGATGGAGGTTGTACACAACCAGGTGACGTTGCTAAAGCATTAGGTGGCGGTGCACATTTTGTAATGCTAGGAGGAATGTTAGCAGGACATGATGAATCAGAATTAGAATTACAAGACGGCAAAAGAATATTTTATGGTATGGCTTCGCAAACAGCATTAAACACACATGGACAAAGAAAAGACGGATACAGAGGTGTAGAAGGCAAAACAGTTACACTAGATGATAAAGGACCTGTTAAAGATACTGTTGAACAGATATTAGGTGGAGTAAGAAGCACCTGCACTTATATTGGGGCAAGACGAATTAAAGATATGCCTAAAGCGGCTCACTTTGTAAGAGTGAATAATGTAATCAATAGAGTTTTCGACAAGTATGAATCACGTTAAGTTTAATTCAAGAGCAGGTGTGATGCACAAATATACCTTTCCAAGTTTTTCTGCACTTGAAGAATTTTTTCTAAATAATATACACAAGTTCAAAGGGTGTAAATCAAAAGTAATAGGCAAAACATTATTAGTATGGAACAAGTAAAAACAGGCAACACATTAAAATGGCTCGCAACGTCAGTTCTAATTATAGGCACTTTTGTAAACGCAGGCTTTCCTGAATTATATCCTATAGGTCCATTGCTTTTGGCAATGGGAGGAGTAATTTGGTTAATAGTATCGTTTCTTTGGAAAGAACCGGCACTCATTGTCACTAATACGGTGTTGACTTTAATGGGTTTCGGAGGTATACTATTATATTATATAAAGTAAGGTTTAATCAGCCACAATTGATTTTTGGTATTTTGTCAGCCACAAATGACAAAAAGGAGAATATATGAGTTACATAGATGGATACTTTGATAGAAGTTCAGATATCATAAGAGTTGTTGAAAGACAAAACAAAGAAAGAGTGTTCAAAGAATATCCAATCAAATATACATTTTATCATGAAGATCCAGGCGGCAAATTTAAAAGCACAACTGGAAAGCCTTTAAGCAGAATTGTTTGTAAAAATACAAAAGATTTTCATAAAGAATTAGCAATCAATAGAAACAAAACATTATTCGAATCAGACGTAAATCCTATCTTTCAATGTTTAAGTGAAAACTATTTAAACAAAGATGCTCCGGATTTAAACATTGCTTTCTTTGATATTGAAGCAGACTTTGATCCTGAAAAAGGATTCAGCCAACCTAGTGATCCATTTATGCCTATCACAGCAATCACAGTTTCGTTACAATGGCTAGACACTATGGTTACTTTCGCTATGCCACCTAAGACAATGGGAATTGAGGAGGCAAAAGAAATAACCAAAGGCATAGACAATCTATACTTGTATAAAGATGAAGCAGATATGCTTAAAGCATTTTTAGATATTATTGAAGATGCTGATGTTATATCAGGTTGGAATTCAGAAGGTTATGACTTACCATACATCATTAACAGAATTAAAAAAGTAATGAGCAAAGATGACACAAGACGTCTGTGCTTATGGAAACAAATGCCGAAGAAAAGAACATTTGAAAGATTTGGTCGTGAACAAGAAACTTATGATCTAGTTGGTAGAGTGCATTTAGATTCATTAGAACTTTATAGAAAATACACATATGAAGAACGACACAGTTACAGATTAGATGCTATTGGTGAACATGAAATCGGTGAAAAGAAAACCATATATGAAGGCAGTTTAGATCAATTATATAATCAAGATTTTAGAACTTTTGTTGAATACAATAGACAAGACGTGGCATTGTTAGACAAACTGGATCGTAAATTAAGATTCATAGCATTATCAAATGAATTGGCACACGCAAACACTGTACTACTTCAAACAACACTAGGTGCAGTCGCAGTAACAGAACAAGCAATTATAAATGAAGCACATAGGCGAGGAGTACAAGTTCCTAATAGACCAAAGAGAGATGAAACTTCAACCACAGCCGCAGGTGCTTATGTGGCATATCCAAGAAAAGGATTACATAGTTGGATAGGATCAATGGATATTAATTCACTATATCCTTCTGTGATTAGAGCCTTGAACATGGCTCCTGAATGTGTAATGGGACAATTAAGACCAACGTACACAGATGAATATATCGAAGAACAAATGACTTTACAGAAAAAATCATTCGCAGGTGCTTGGGAAAATCATTTCGGATCATTAGAATATGATGCTGTAATGGAAAAAAGAAAAGATATCAGTATTAATGTAGACTGGGAAGATGGTAAAACAGATGTGATGAGTGGTGCTGAAATTTACAAGATGATATTTGAAAGTAATAATCCAATGATGATAAGTGCCAACGGAACAATATTTACAAGCGAATTTGAGGGTGTAATACCAGGACTACTTGCTCGTTGGTACAAAGAAAGAAAAGAAATGCAGGCAATGTTAAAGAAAGCCAAAGAAGCCAACAATGATGCTGAAATAGAATTTTGGGATAAAAGACAACTTGTTAAAAAGATTAACTTGAACAGTTTGTATGGTGCTATTCTGAATCCAGGATGTAGATTCTTTGACAAACGTATTGGACAATCAACTACACTATCCGGTAGACAGATTAGTAAACACATGGCGGCTAAAATTAATGAAGTGATCACAGGTGAATACAACCATGTTGGTAAAGCAATAATATATGGTGATACAGATTCCGCATATTTTTCAGCATATGAAGTTCTTAAAAAAGAAATAGACGAAGGAAAAATTCCTTGGACTAAAGAAAGTGTTGTTAAATTGTATGATCAAGTGGCAGGTGAAGTAAACAATTCATTTAAAAAATTTATGGGACAAGCATTTCATTGTATGAAATCAAGAGCAGAAGTAATTCAAGCAGGTAGAGAAAGTGTGGCAACATCAGGCTTGTTTATTACAAAAAAACGTTATGCCATATTGATATATGACTTGGAAGGTTATAGACAGGATATAGATGACAAACCAGGAAAAATTAAAGCAATGGGTCTTGACCTGAAGCGATCAGATACTCCAGTATACATTCAAGACTTTTTATCTGAATTATTACTTATGGTATTGACTGGCAACACAGAAGAACAAGTGCTGGATAAAATTACACAATTTAGAAATGAATTTAAAACTAGACCAGGCTGGGAGAAAGGTTCTCCACGTAGAGCAAACAACATTGGCGAATATGCTAAAAAAGAAGCACGTCAAGGCAAAGCAAATATGCCTGGACACGTGAGAGCAAGTATCAATTGGAACACACTAAAACGTATGAACAGTGACAAGTACTCACAAGAAATTATGGATGGCATGAAAGTGATTGTGTGTAAACTTAAAAAGAATCCATTAGAATATACAAGTGTGGCATATCCAACAGATGAATTAAGATTGCCACAATGGTTTAAAGAATTGCCATTTGATGATGCTACTATGGAAAGCACTGTGATTGATAATAAACTTGGCAACTTGTTAGGTGTTTTAGGTTGGGATATTAAGTCAACTGAAAGTAATAACACATTCAACAACTTATTTGATTTTGGAGGATAGATGGCTGTACATGGAATGATAGACTTGGAAACATTAAGCACAAGACCCGATGCCACTGTATTGACTTTAGGTGCTATAAAATTTGATCCATATTCAAATGAAGAACCACATACTGGATTATACCTTAGAGTTAATGTAGATGAACAGAGTGAACTTGGTCGTCATATAGACGATGGCACTTTAGAATGGTGGGGTAAACAAGATGAAAAAATTAGAGATGAAGCACTCGGAGATGAGGATAGAGTGCCTTTGAATGAAATGGTAAAACAACTTAACAAATGGTGTGTAGGTCTAGATGAACTTTGGTGTCAAGGACCTCTTTTTGATTACGCCATTCTACAGAATTTGTATGCCCAAATGGGACAACCAGTACCTTGGAACTATTGGCAAATTAGAGATTCACGAACTCTATTCAATATGTTACCAAAAGATCCAAGAAAAGACATACAGATGTCACTACACAACGCATTGGCTGATTGTTATTTTCAAGCCAAAAGTGTGCAGAAGGCTTATAAACATTTTGGAGTAAAGTCAAGATGGAACAAATAAACATTGACTTTTCGTCAAAACCTAAATATAATATAACAAACAGGAGAACAATATGAAAGATATCTTACAAGACATCGTTGCTCATACACATTCGCTAGGATTTCTTAGCCTTGTAAAAGTAAGCAATGAAGAACAAACAAAAATTGAAAGTATGGCTGAAGACAGATCAGTAATTCTTTCCGCAAACACAAACAACAAAGTAAATGAATTTGATGGTGTGTTTGGTATGCCTAATTTAGATAAACTGGCTTTACATTTAAAATGTCCAGAGTATCAAAAAGAAGCAAAAATAGAAGTTAAGTCAGCAGAAAGAAATGGCAAAACTATTCCAACACATATTCACTTTGAAAACAAAGGTGGTGATTTTAAAAATGATTACAGATTTATGAGTACTGAAATTATTAATGAAAAATTAAAATCTGTGAAATTCAAAGGATCTAATTGGGATATTGACTTTGAACCTAAATTGGCGGCAATACAAAGATTAAAATTACAAGCGGCGGCACACGTTGAAGAAACTGTATTCACAGTAAAAACAGAAGACAACAATCTTGTGTTTTATTTTGGTGATGCTAATTCACACGCAGGTTCATTTGTATTTGAATCTGATGTAAAAGGTGAATTAAAAAATACTTGGAGTTGGCCGATACAACAAGTGATAAGCATTTTAAGTCTTGATGGAAAATCTAAAATGAGTATTTCTGATCAAGGAGCAATGCAGATTACTGTTGATAGTGGAATTGGTGAATACAATTACATATTACCAGCACAAACAAAGTAACTTATGGCACAAAACATACCTACTGACAACCTAACTGAAAAGCAGAAGGACTACGCAACTTTTCTTCCTGCTTTGAGCAGTTTTTATGCTAGGGATCTTGGTAAAGCAAGACATCAAGAAGACTACATCAAACCTGAAAGAGTTCCACAAAACTTTGAACATGGTGTTGAAGGTATGAACTATATGAGTTCCAAAGATACTTATTTCTATTACAAGTGGCATTTGTATTCGGCAGGACACGCCGACTTAAACATGGATCACTTTTCTGTAAGAGATGATATCATAAGAAACAGAGATAGAAAAGATAATTGGGTACTAGGTGACTCAGGTGGTTTCCAAATAGGTAAAGGTGTTTGGGAAGGTGACTGGAAAGATCCTAACTGTCCTAAAGCAAAAAAGAAACGTGAACAAGTGTTGTCGTTTATGGATGGCAACATGGACTATGGTATGATACTTGATATACCTGCTTGGGTATCTCGTTCTCCTGCGGGTGCGGCGGCAAGTAAAATAAGTTCATATCAAGAAGCAGTTGATGGTACAAAAATTAACAATGATTATTTTATGAAAAACAGAAATGGTAATTGTAAATTTTTAAATGTACTACAAGGTGAAAACTTTCAACAAGCAGATGATTGGTACACGCAAATGAAACACTATTGCGATCCTAAACAATTTCCTAGCACACACTTCAATGGTTGGGCAATGGGTGGTCAAAATATGTGTGATATACACTTGGCATTGAAACGTTTGGTAGCATTAAGATTTGATGGATTACTAGAAAAAGGCGTACATGATGTGATGCACTTCCTAGGTACAAGTAAATTAGAGTGGGCAGTGCTACTAACAGATGTTCAAAGAGCAATCAGAAAGTATCACAATGAAAACTTTATGATAACATTTGATTGTGCTTCGCCATTTTTAGCAAGTGCCAATGGACAAATTTACACTGACATTGAGATAGAGGACAAAAAGAAATGGACTTATAGAATGCAACCAAGTGTTGATAATAAAGATTTCGCATCTGAAACAAAATTGTTTAGAGATGCTGTTTTAGAAAAAGGCATCTTTGATAATTTTATGGACAGTGCTATCAGCAAAAGATTAATGCTTAAAGATATTACTTGTTACAAACCTGGTGATTTAAACAAAATGGGTAACGAAGGTAAAACTTCTTGGGATTCATTCAGTTATACACTACAAATGGCACACAATGTTTGGACACATATTTCAGCAGTACAAGAAGCAAATAGAAAATATGATGAAGGTTTAAATCCTAAAATGCTAGTTGAAGAAAAATTTGATAGAATTGCTTTCAAAGATATTGTAAATGCTGTGTTCGCCACAAGCAGTAGAGATGAGGCTAACATGGTTATAGAAGAGTTTTCAAGATTCTGGATGTCAATTATTGGCACTAGAGGTGCAACAGGTAAAAAGACTGTGAACGCAAGTACACAGTTTTCTAATTTATTTGAGGAGGCATAATATGGCAAAAAAAAGCAAAAAGGTAAAAGCAATCGAAAAAGAATACCTTTGGTACAAAGGCAAAGTGGATCAAATGGAGTCAGAACGTTCTTATGATAGGTCATGGGACGGAAAAGCACTTCTGTTAAGATTCAAAAAAATGAAACTGTTTTTAAAAACACAGTTGAAAAAAATGCAGGAAACATTATAGGTTATGAAAAGTTTGGTTGTTGGATTAGGTTTCGGACAGTTGTACGTGAACATTCTTAAAAGGATGGGACATGAAGTTATTACTGTAGATATAAATCCTGATGCCAAAGCAGATTTTACGGAACTGACAACAGCCATTCAAGCACATACACCTTTTGATACGGCTCATATTTGTGTGCCAAATCATTTACATTACAAAACTGCACTTAAGGTAGCGGATCACACAAAGATTGTATTTGTAGAAAAGCCAGGAGTTGAAACAATTAATCATTGGCGATTGCTTACGAACCTAAATAAATCAACAAGATTTATGATGACAAAGAACAATCAATGGAGAAGCAATATTAAACAGATAGCAGAAAATTGTGAAGCGAGTGATATGATACAGATTAATTGGGTGAACAAAAATAGAATTCCTGGACCAGGAACATGGTTTACAAATAAAAGCAAAGCATTTGGCGGAGTAAGTAGAGACCTTTTGCCTCACTTAATGAGCATAATGATTTCAGCAAACAAAAACACATTTCATGATTTTAGAACACAGAAGTATAGATTAGAACAAAGATGGAATCTTAATGATTGTACCGGCACTGATTATGGTGTAGTAAAGAAAGACGGAGTGTATGATGTCGACGATTCGGCAGTAATGGAATTGACAGATGGTGAAAAAACCTATATACTATATGCCAACTGGAAAAGCAATTTGATGGATGATGTCGCAGTACATTTTTATAAAAATGGCGAGTCGCATTTAAAATCTATTGAATTAGGATTATGTCCAGAAGAAGCATATGAAAATATGATTAAAGATTGTTTGATACATTTAGATGATGATATGTTTTGGAATAATCAACTAGAACAAGATTTATGGATTCAGGAAAAAATTAATGACAAAAGTAAAAATATTACACACTAAAGGCAATGGAACATTCGAAGAAAGCGACTTCGAAGTGCCTGATATAAAGTCTGATCAGATAAGAGTAAAAAGTATCTATACAGGTGTTTGTAGAAGTGATATAGACATGATGAACGGTGACTTTGGTCCACTACCATTGAATATGCAGGGACATGAAGGTTTAGGTGAAGTATTAGAAATAGGTGCTGATGTAAAAGATATAGAAGTAGGTGATTATGTAGCAACAAGAGGCGAGCCTGCGTATGCCGACCAATACAATGCTGACAAAGGAACTTATGTAAGTGTTCCTGAAGCAGACCCTAAATACATCATAGAGCCAGTTGCTTGTGGTTTGAATGTAGTCATGCAGGAAGAAGAACAGTTTGAAAAACGTAATAATAAAGAATCAAGAATTGCTATAATAGGCAGTGGTTTTCTTTCTTGGGTAGTATATCAATATTTAAGTGCCAATTATTTCTTTGAAATAGATGTAATAGGCAATCACAATAAAGAACGTTGGGGTAAAAACTTGAAAGATAATTTTGAAGGAACTTATGATATTGTAATAGATTTGAATACTAGAGACGAAGTGTTTACTAGAGATATAATTAAACCACAAGGATTACTTGTGATAGGAGCAGAAAAAACAAGCAAAATTACAACGTCTTTTAGCAAACTTTTATGGAACGCAGTGACAGTGATATTTCCATCACCTAGACAACAAAACTTTCAACGTTGTATGAAGATGGCTGTGAACATGATTGAAAAAGAGGCTCTTAATGTAGATAAATTTTGGAGCAAAGGATATGATAGAAAAACAGAATGGCAAGATGCTTTCAAAGAAGGCAATCAAAGAATGCCAGGTTACAGCAGAGGATATATAGAATGGCTTTAGACACAGCGAAAAGAAAACAGGTTATCTATTTTACAGGTACAGAAATTGAAAACACAGTGGCAAAAGGTTGGCAAACACTTTTTGTTGTAGGTACTAGACCCGTAGATGAAATAGCCAAATTAGCAACTGAACACAATGCGAAACACATTTACTTTGGAACAAGTCAAAGTTTTGTGATTAATAAAGAAGAAGATTTAAAACCTTGGGTAGACATGATGAAGTCTTTATTAGATAAAGATTTTTGGATAACACTTGATTTTGGTATCGAGTACATGGAACAAGTTACAGCCACAGGTTTAATGAGTAGCAAAAAATTCATTCCAATGATAAGTGCCAAAATTCCAAACATCTATAAGATTAATGGAAATGCGACACTGAAGATAGATGATGTGACTTGGGGACATTCAAACACAGGAGTTTGGAGTAGAAACCTAAAAGAAATAACAGATGCCATGCACTATACAGATTGGAAAGAATATGTAGGAGACACAGTAATTGACGTTGACAATGACGAATAAAATTGCTATAATATACTATGAATAAACATAAAACATTTATATGGGTAACATTTAAAAAAGAAGGCATTCACAAATATCCTGCGGCATTGGATGATCCAAAATTAGCAACAGGTGATGAATATGATGTGTCTTTTTTAGGCTACCCTCACAGACATATATTTCATTTTAAAGTAGAGATCGAAGTATTTCACAACGATAGAGATATAGAATTTATTCAGTTCAAAAGATGGTTAGAAAAATTGTATGCTGAAAAGACTTTACAATTAGATTATAAATCTTGCGAAATGATGAGTGACGACCTGGCTGAAGAAATTGGTAAAAAATATCCAGGAAGAGACGTTATTATTAATGTTAGTGAGGATGGTGAAAATGGGAGTGAAATCATTTACCATAAGGAGTAATATTTGAGTTATATTTCAGGTATTATTGCTTTTGTGTGTTTGGTAGGTTATAGTATCACTATGCCTATGCCTGGTCTAAATGGCGGGAATGAGACATGGAGTGATATCTATTTCCTAGCCTTCATGGCATTTGCAGGACTCACAGTAGTATTAAACATGGACAACAAATGACAATTTATATTGTAGATTTAGAAGCAGTTGATACAAGATACACCAAAGAGTGGAAGACACACTTGCCTCGACAGATTAAAAAAGCAACCAATCATGAAGTGGTCACTATCAGTGGTGGAGACACACCACAAGCAACCACTCCAGGTGCATTTTTAAATTTTGGTGGTACTAATGTTTACAAATCCAATCAAATGGAACAGATAGGAACATTGTTTTGTGAAGGCAAAGTTAAAGATGGTGATTACTTCTTATACACAGATGCATGGAATCCAACTGTGTTACAACTGAAGTATATGGCAGAATTATTAAAAGTAAAAATTAAAATAGGTGGTATGTGGCACGCCGGTTCATATGATCCACAAGATTTCTTAGGTAGATTGATTGGCAATGCTGACTGGGTAAGAAACACTGAACAAGCAATGTTTGATGTGTTTGATAATAACTTTTTTGCTACAGACTTTCATATTGACTTATTTTGTGAAACATTTACAAAAGCAGAACAGTATGTAGGTTTAAATGCTTCAAAAGGTAACAAGGTTTGCAGAGTTGGTTGGCCCATGGAGTATATGGAAAGCACTTTGGATATGTTTCAAAACATGGAAAAGAAAAACGTAATTTTATTTCCACACAGATTGGCTCCTGAAAAACAACCTGGTATATTTCAAGATTTAAAAAACAGTTTGCCACAATATGAATTTGTGACGTGTCAAGAAAGACCTTTAAGTAAAATAGAATATCATAACTTGTTAGGTCAAGCGAAATTAATGTTTTCCGCTAACTTACAAGAAACACTTGGTATCAGTTGGTATGAAGGTGCCATTGTAGGAGTTATTCCTATGATGCCTGATAGATTAAGTTACAAAGAAATGGCTTTGAATGAATTCTTATACCCAAGCGATTGGACAGAGAATATGGAAAGTTATAGAAAAAATAAAAAACAGTTGATTGCTAAAATAGAAGACTATATGGACAACTATAAAAAATATGCTCCTGCTGTTTTAAAACAAAAAACAAAACTGAAAGAACAATTCTTTTCAGGTAAAAAACTATATGGAGTAGTATCAAATGGCTAAAAAAGGAACATCACCGGCACCACAAAACCATCTAGCATCAAACGGAGTTTATGTTTTGATGGAAGAAATTACAATGGAATCTTGTAGAAACTGTTTAACTTGGATTATGAATCATAACCTAGCAGAAAATAGATTACCACAACTTACATTAATAATCAATTCACCAGGTGGCGATGTTCATGCCGCTTTTGCTTTAATAGACACAATGAAAGCAAGTAGTATACCTATAAAAACTGTTGGACTAGGACTTATTGCTTCTTGTGGATTTTTAATTTTTATAGCAGGAAAAAAAGGTAAAAGAATACTGACACCAAACACATCAATACTTTCGCACCAATACAGTTGGGGCAGTGCTGGTAAAGAACATGAGTTGTACGCAAGAGTGAAAGAGTTTGAATTGAGTACAAACAGAATGATTGAACACTACAAAAAATGTATTGGGATGAGTGAAAAGCAGATAAGAGAAATACTACTTCCACCACAAGACGTATGGTTATCTTCAAAAGAAGCAAAACGACTTAAAATTTGTGACAAAATAGAAGAGTTATACTAATGCGTGACGACTTGATGGTTCAACAACAAGTTGAAAGCAAATGGCAACATATGGTTGGAGTGATTTGTTTGAATCAAACTAACCGTAAACAAGTCAAAGCGGTATTGCCTAAATTGTTTAAAAAATATCCAGATGCTGTTACTTTTATAAGAGGACGCAAAGCAACACAAGAAAAAATTCTTAAACCTTTGGGTATGAACAAAGTAAGAGCAAAAAGATTACGAAATATGAGTGTTGACTTTTTAAGTTGGGACGGTATTGATGCTACTGATCTATATGGCATTGGCAAGTATGGTTCGGACAGTTATCGATTGTTTTACAAAAATGAAATACCATCAAATGTAAATGATCATGAATTAAACAGATATATTCAACAGGAGATGAATTTGTATGGCAGATAATAAAGATGAAAAACAAAAAGAAATTTGGAGTGTAGACACAGATTCTATATCAGGAGGTTGGGCACCACCAGTAGAAGATTATACAGTAAGTTATACCACAGACGGTCTCACACCTTCAGGAGCAAGTTTAGGCACAGTTGACACGATGGACATCAATGATATGATGAGGCAAGATGCTGGTAAAGGAATGGAAAATTTTACATTTGAAGACTACAACATAAGAAAACCATTTGAAAACAGTGTGCCTAGTTTAGAAAAAATAGATGAATTGTGTGCGGAATATCCTTCATTAAAAATAGCATATCAAAAATTTAAAAATGTTTGGAGAATATGTTACGCAGACTACGTGTCAAAAAATCCAGACGAGGAGAATTATTAATGGACAATAAAGTTTATTTCACTATGATACAAATCCGCAATGCTATGGATAAAATTTGTGAGCAAATGGGTAAAGATGGCTTTGAGCCTGATGTTGTAATGGGTATCAATAGAGGTGGATGTATACCTGGTGTGTATATGAGTCATAGATTACATATTCCGCATGAAGTGTTAGATGTTAGACTGAGAGATCACAAAGCAAAACCAGATATGCGTAATTTAGAAAAAGCCTATGCCTTTCAAAAAAAGATTTTAATTATTGATGATATAAATGATTCAGGAAACACATTCAAATACATCAGAGAAAATTTTGGTGGAGAAGATAGAGTAAAAACAGCCGCATTAATACACAATACACCTAGCAAGTTTGACACATTAGATTATTGGTGTTATAATATAAACAAAGAGGAAAATCCACAGTGGATAGTATTTCCTTGGGAACAATGGTAATGATTAAAGTAGACACATTAGAAAAAGCACAGCAAGACGGTAGAGCACCATGGAATGATGTTGTGTATGATTTTAAAGACATGGTATGGTACAATGACGGATATCCTGTTACAGAAGGTCACTCATTGATTGTGCCTAAAGAAGCAACACAAGAAAGAATTATTAGATGTGTTGAACTAGCAATAAAGATTGGCAATGACAATGTAGCCAAGGGTGTTGTTGACGGATATAACATTGGAATAAATGTTGGAGAAGCCGCAGGACAAACTGTGATGTATCCTCACGTTCATCTTATTCCTAGAAAAAAAGGTGACTGTGAAAATCCTAAGGGCGGTGTAAGAAACGTAATTCCTGGCAAGGGAGATTACACAAAAAATGAATAATGAACCATTTATCAAAGTTTATGACGATCTGATACCTGCTTACCTGCAGGATCATCTTGAGTTAATCACATTAGGTATTAAAAGCAATAGTGAAGAGTTTATTGATCCAAGTGTGGATTTTAAATGCAAATATGAAACAACCGCTAAAGAAACAAATCAACCGCCATTAAGTTTTGTACATTTGCTTAAATCACATACATCAATCAGTAAACACCTTGACAATTTCGGAATGGTTGCACAGGCTTTGTGTAACGTGAATGATTTAATATTACAAAATATTATGCTGGCAAGAGTGTTTATTACAGTGCCACATCAAACAGATTTAGAACATTATGCACCTCACATAGATATAGAAGTGGATCATATGGTTGTAATTTATTTTGTTAATGACGCAGATGGTAACACAGTGTTTTTTAATGATGATGGAAAAATTATAAAATCAGTTGAGCCAAAAAAAGGTAGAGCAATTATTTTTGATGGTAAAATAAAGCATGGAGGTGGAATACCTAAAAACGGTCCACGTTGTATAGCAAACTTTGATTTAAAGGTAAAACAATGAGCAGATCACTTTTCATAGGCGACAGCCACACAGTAGGATATAAAACTATAGAAGGTAAAATAGGTCCTGGCAGTTTCACATTCTGGAATGATAACAATTACGCAGTAAAATATTCTGAAATACATGATAAAAATATTGTGATATACGCACAACCAGGAGCAACAAATAATCTGTACACAACTTGGTTGGCTAATATGTTTTCTAAATACAATGATATAGATGAAGTGTTTATATGTTTGGCTCCATTGAACAGAGTAGAATTAAGTTTTGATCCTGATTTAAAACAAGAAGTAGACCCATTGGATACATTTACATATGAACATCCTGAATCTACAGAACAGATTAGAAAATATTCTGATCAACCTGTTGCTGGGAACACTGTGCAGATATTACAAAAGCCTGTGGGCACAGATTATCAAAAAATACCTAGCATTGGTTTTTCTGCAGAACATGGTTTAACGTCTCCGGACTTAAGAAAAGATTCTTATATGTCTGTAAAATTATTTTATGAATGTAATACTGTGATAGAAAAAAGAGAATTTTTAAAAAATATGTATATGTGGGATAAGATGTGTACACAAAACAACGCAAAGTTGTATGTGTTTAATTTTAGAAGCAGAGGGGTATGGCCCAAAGACACAGATTATTTTGGTAAGATTGATACCCTGAAAAGAGCCAATCAGAGTGTGGAACAACATCTAAATACATTAGGACATAAAGCAGAAGATTATTTTATTGAAGACAAAGAACATTTTAACAATCAATATCATAAACTGATAGCAACAGAATATTTGAAATGGCTAAAAGAATACTAATAGCAGGCGACAGTTTTGGTTGTGAATGGCCCAA